AATGTTTGATGACACGGCGACGGGTTGATATTCGCGAGTTTGCTAGGCTCCTCAAGCACACAGAAAGCCCTTTTACCGGGCAGCCTTTCGTGCCGGAGCCTTGGCAGGACGAGTACCTCGACCGCCTGTTCAACACCCTCCGGCCCGACGGCCGCCGGCAGTACCAGCGGAGCCTGCTGGCTTTGCCGCGGAAGCAGGGCAAGACGGCCATGTGCGCCGTCATCGGCGCCTACGAGGGGTTCTTCGGCGAGGCCGGCGGCCAGATTCTCATCGCGGCCGGCGACCGCAAGCAGGCCAGCCTCCTGTTTACGGCGTGCTCGCGTTACATCGAGTCCTGCCCTGGCCTGCTCAAGCGGTGCAAGATATACAAGAACTCGATAGTAATACCCAACACCAAGAGCGTCATCCAGTTCCTCTCCAGCGAGCACAAGGGCAAACACGGCTACAATCCGAGCCTGGTGGTGGTGGACGAATATCACGTCCAAACCAGCCGCGATCTGGTCGATGTACTGGAATCGGGCATGGGTGCCAGAGCCGAGCCGCTCGTCATCTATGTGACAACGGCAGGCATGGACCGCGTCGGGCCGTGTTATGACGAGTGGCAGCGGGCCATCAAGGTCAGGGACGGAGTCATCGACGACCCCACCTTCCTGCCGTGCGTCTACCAGGCCGAGCCGGACGACGACCCCTATGACGAGGCCACCTGGCGGAAGGCCCAGCCGAACTACCTCGTCACGACCCGCAAGGAGTTCATGGAACGCGAGGCCGCCTTGGCCCGCGAGTCCGTCGCCCAGGAACTGAAGTTCAGGACGCTCTACCTGAACCAGTGGTGCAGCAACGGGGCCAACAAGTTCTTCAGGACCGGCCAGTTTGAAGCCTGCGGCCAGCCGCTGCGGCCCCCGGCCGGGCGGCCCTGCTACTGCGGCCTCGACCTCTCGAGCACGCAGGACACGACGGCATTCGCGGCCGTCTGGCCTGGCCTCGACGAGTTCGGCAACCCCGACGGCACCTATGACGCGATGGCGCACGTCTTCATCCCTGAGAAGAACATCGACCGCTCCGAAGCCCCCTATCGTCAATGGGCCAAGGACGGGTTTTGTACAATAACTGAAGGAGACATTACGGATTACGATGTTGTTCGCGACTACGTCCTCTCGTTTTGCGAGGAGAACGTGGTCCGCGGCGTCGCAATCGACCGCTGGAATGCGACTCATATCACGACGCAGCTTGTCAACGAGGGCGTCGATGTGAAGCCGTATGGACAGGGGTATGCCTCTTTGTCAGCCCCCACGAAGCTGCTCGAGGCAACTGTCATCAGCCAGCGTCTCCGGCACGGTGGCAACCCGCCTTTGACGCTCCACACAAGCAACCTTCAGGTGCGGCAGGACGATGCCGGCAACATCAAGCCCACGAAGAGCAACTCAAACTCGACGAGCCGCATTGACGCTGCCGTCGCCCTAATCATGGCGCTGGGCCTCGCAAGTGCCGAGGTCAAGGGGATCGACGAAGACCCGCAACTGGTGGTGTTCTAAGTGGCAGAAACCGAATACGCCGAGGCCGGCGACCTGTACGAGATGCGGGCCAGCCTCTCCAGGGTCTTCGAGGAGATCGTCGAGAGCAGGAAGGGCGCCGCCGGCGTCTACGTCTCGCCGGAGTCGAGCCTCCGCTGCTCGGCCGTCCTCTCGTGCATCCGGGTGCTGGCCGAAAGCATGGCTGCCATGCCGTTCAACGTGTATCGCAAGATACCCGGCGGCGGCAAGGAAATCGCCGAGGATCACCCGCTTCAGGACGTTCTGGCCTACCAGCCGAATGACTGGATGACGAGCTTCGAGTGGCGCGAGTGGATGACCAGCCAGATGCTCCTCTGGGGCAACGCCTACTCGCTCATCCGCCCCGGCCGCCGCGGCAGCGTGGATCAACTCATCCCGCTCCACGCCTCCCGCATGGAGATCGTCCGGCTCGAGAACGGCCGGCTTCAGTACCAGTACCGCGAGGACGGCAAGCCGACCCCGACGAACTACCGCCAGGATCAGATTTTCCACCTGCGATGGCTCTCGAGCGACGGCGTGACGGGCTACGTCCCCACGACGCTATCGCAGGACGCGATCGGCCTGGCGCGGGCGACGGAACTGTACTCGTCCTCGTTCTTTGGCAACGGCGCGCAGAGTGGCACCTACATCGAGACGGATCAGCCGTTCAAGCCCGAGGCCATCCAGCGGTTCAAGCAGCAATGGGACGACGCCCACCGCGGCCCGATGAAAGCCTTCGGGACCGTGGTCATGCCCCACGGATTCCACAAGAAGACCGACCCGGTCAACAACCAGCATAGTGCTCTGATCGACACGCGCCGCTACGCCGTCGAGGAGATCGCCAGGTGCTATCGGGTGCCTTTACATATGCTCGGCGACTTGACGAATGTCAGGCACAGCACGGTCGAGCAGGCGGCCATCGACTTCGTCACCTTCGGCCTCTACCCGCACACCCGTCGCTGGCAGTTCGCCTGCCGGCGCGACCTGATCACCGAGGACCGCGACTACTTCGTCGAGTTCGACACGACGGCGCTCCTGGCTGGCGACTTCGCCGCCCGGTCGCAGTTCATGCGGGAGGCGTTCAACATGGGCGCCCTCTCAGTGGACGAGATTCGCGCCCAAATCGGCTACAACCCGCTCCCCGACGGCCTGGGCAATAAGCGGTTCGTGCAGGTGAATATGCAGTTGCTGGATGCGTTCACCTTGGAGACGCCGAACGGTCAGCCTGAAGAGCCGCAGGCTATTCAGGCTGACGAACCGGCCGCCCCCGAGGGGGATGACGACCAGTTGGATGGCAACGACGGCCCCGCTCCCGGCGACGCCGCCGTCACCGACGCCCGCGAAGCCCTGTTCCGCACGACCCTTCGGCGACTCGCTGCGATCGAGGCCGACGGCATTCTGGAGCGGCGCAACAAGCCGGCCAAGTTGCAGGCGTGGCTCGAGGGCCACGAGCAGCGGATGCGGACGGAACTCTGCGACGCCGCCCAGGCGACTGGACGCGACATCGACACGTTCGTGACTGAGTGGATGGAGAGCACGCGAGATCGGCTGCTGGACTGTCATCGGTCGGGCAAGCCCTACGAGGAGGCGACGAAAACATGGACGGACAGAGCGAACTTGAGCGCCGGCTGATCGCCGAGCAGCCTGGGCTGGAGGTGAAGGCCGACGAGAACGGCCGCACCGTCATCCGCGGGTATGCGGCCGTCTTTGAGTCGGAGAGCCAAGACCTCGGCGGGTTCGTCGAGATCGTGGAACGCGGCGCGTTCGACGAGGTCATGCGGTCGAACCCCGACGTGTTCGGCAAGTACAATCACACGCAGGTGATCGGCCGCACCTCCAGCGGCACGATGCGGCTGATGGTGGACGAGCGTGGTCTGCGGTACGAGATCGACCCGCCCCGGTCGGCCGCCGCGGTCGTCGAATTGATCGAGCGCGGGGATGTGCGCGGCAGCAGCTTCGCTTTCCGCTCGAAACCCGCGGACGAAGCATGGCAGCGCGACGCCAACGGCCGGATGATCCGCCGGATCAAGAAGTTTTCCTTCCTCGGCGACGCCGGCCCCGTCGATACGCCGGCGTACATGGCGACGGAAACCTACGTCAGCAAGCGGGCGCTGGAGATGGCCCAGGCCGAGACGCGGGCCGCCGCCGACTCGCTGAAGGTCGGCGACTTCGTGTCGTGGGAGTTCTCCAACGGCAAGTCGCAGGGCAGGATCACCCGGATCGTCACAGACGGCCAGATCGAGGTGCCGGACTCGTCCTTCACGATCAACGGCACCCCCGACGACCCGGCCGTCCTGATCCGCATCTATGACGAAGAGGGCGACGGCTGGGCAGAAACGGATCGGCTCGTCGGCCACCGGGCCACGACGCTGACCAAGATCGACCCCCTGCCCGAGCCGAGCGAGGACGAGGACGAGCGGAGCGTGTCGATGCGGCCGACGGCCGGGATGGCCTCGGCGGCCCGCCGCGGCCTGAAACTCCACGAGGAAGGCAAGAGCGGCGACGGACTCAAGCCGGAGACGGTCGCCCGAGCCAACCGGCTCGCCAATCGCGAGGAGATGAACGAGGACTGGATTCGCGAGATGAATGCGTGGTTTGCCAGGCACGACGCTGGCAGCAAGCCGGCTGGCTGGGATCAACCGCCTGATTACTCGCCTCTGTTCGTCGCGATGCTTCTCTGGGGCGGAAACGCCGCCAAGAACTGGTCGGCCCGCAAGGTCAAGGAGATGGAGGGCGAGCGCGACCTGCCTGTGATCGACGAAGAGCGCGACATCGACGAGGCGCCGAAGATCGTCGTAAAAGTCTCCGCGGACACCACCGACTTCGTAGGGAAGATGGCCCGCCTCAAGGCTGCCCTGCTCTCGACTCCCTTGCACGGCAAGTGAGCGGCGTCTTACACTACAAGTAGATACAAGCCTCGCGACGGACATCGCGAGGGACAGCACGAGCAACGTGAGGATTCACGGCTGCGGCGAGCTAGCGGGAACACCCGCCGGCCGCCGCACTTTGCGTTTCGGCCGGCTCAAACAGGAGCAAGGCCAAGATGCCCTCGAACCTCAAGCGACTTCAGGACCGTGCCGCGGCGATTGCCGCTCGGATGACCGAACTGGCCGACGTGGCCGAGCGTTCGGACGACCAGACCGCCGAGCTTCGCAAGCTCTCCGAGGAGGCCGACACGGTCAAGTCCGACCTCGAGTTCGAGGGTCGCCTGGTGACCAAGGAGCAGGAACTCCGCGCCGTCGTGGAGAAGGCCGCTCCGGCCCCCGTCGTGGCCCCTGCCCCGGTCGAGGAGCGGAAGCTCGCGATCCGCCCGATCAACGTCCACTACAGCACCCTGCGTGCGTTCAACGACGGCCCCGAGGCAGTCGAGAGCGCCTACCGCTGCGGCCGGTGGCTCCGCGCCACCGTCTACAAGAACGCCGACGACATCCGGTGGTGCCAGGATCACGGCATCGAGGCCCGCGCGATGAGCGAGGGCAGCAACGCTTCGGGTGGCGCACTCGTCCCCGAGGAGTTCGCGGCTCGCGTGATTCGGCTCGTGGAAACCTACGGCACGTTCCCGCCCGCTGCGGAGAACGTGACGATGGCCCGCGACACGATGATCGTGCCGAAGCGGATCACCGGCACCACGGCCTACTTCGTGGGCGAGGGTTCGGCCGTCACCGAGAGTGAGCCGACCTACGCGAACGTCAGCCTCGTCGCCAAGAAGCTGGCCGTCTCCTGCCGGATGAGCACCGAGGTGGTCGAAGACGCATTTGTCTCGATCG